TCACCAAAGGCTAATCCTATGACACCAAATATTGCCAAGCCCACTATTGTATATGCTCTTAAAGTTTCTTTCAACATAGATGTGATTTTTAATGATTTTAAAACCTAAAGCAAGATGTTTAGAGGGGGATGAAGTTATCCCCCTCATTATAAAATTATGCAGGTCTTATTAAGGTATCAGTATTTAATTTATGATTTTTATTAAAAATTCTTTTTTTATCTAAAGAAGTTTTTAAACCATACAAATTTTTATTTTTAGTAATTTTTGTTAGTTCAAATAATGCCTCACCCCTACCATAATGATTAGCACCATGCTCAATAATAAATTTATCACCAATATAAACATCAAACTCAACACCTTTAAGCTCTGTACTTGCAAAAGTAATTTTTTCTATTTTATTTTTCATAATTTTCTCCATTGTTTAAAACTTAGTGTATCACAAAAAGATAATAATATCAAGTGCTAATATTGTTTGACATTTTTTGAGAATAGAATTATCTTTTAAAGAAATTAATTTAGGAGAAAAAAATGGCGAAAGCAAAAACAACTAAGGTTAGCAAGAAAAGAGTTAGGGCAAAGGATAGTAAAGGTAGATTTATTGCTGATGATAAATCTACACCAAACATAAATGAAGCTTATGGTGAAAAACCTGCACCAAACAATAATATATTTGGTATTATTCTTGCGGTTTTATTAATTACAGCAGTTTTATTTTTAGGGGTTAGTTAATGACGTTAGAAGAATATATAAAAGAAAAAAAAATAAAAATTGAGGATTTAGCAGAAGAAATTAATGAACCTCATCACCGAAACGTATATCGTTATATGCGAAATGTAATACCACGACCTGATAAAATGGAATTGATTTATAGGATTACAGAAGGACAAGTAACTCCAAATGATTTTTATAAATTTATGAGGCAATAATATGAACATAATAACAAATGAACCAATTAAAGTAGATTTAGAGCCAAGAGAGGTAAGTTTAGTTTTTGAATGTGCTAAAAGACGTGAATTATCATCAATGTTAAAGAAATCAAAAACTTATGTTGGCAACGAAAAAGAAACTTTTTTTGCTCATTTGATTGGTAGTGCAGGTGAATATGCTTTTTGTAAGCATTTTAATCTGTTTTGGTCTGCTGATTACGATACATATAAAAGTGAAGCTGATGTTTATTATAAAGGAATGGATTTTGAAATTCGTACAAGAACTAAAAAATGGTATGATTTAAAAATTGACAAAAGAGATAATATCGAGCAAAGATTTGTATTGTGTTATGCCGACAAACCATTAGATTATGTTTTATTACAAGGTTGGGTTGATGGTGAAACAGGCAAAGACGAAAGATATATAAAAGATTATGGTGATAATAACGTACCAAATTATTTCTTTCCAAAAGACAAATTACACCCAATACAAACTGCATTAGATGGGATAAATGATATTAACTGAATTAAAAGAAAACCCAACTTTGAGAGTGCTAAGTTTAGGTGCAGGAGTTCAATCTACTGTAATGGCTTTAATGACTATGACAGGTGAAATCAAAGATAAACCAGATTGTGCTATTTTTAGTGATACTGGTGCAGAACCTAAAAATGTTTATGAACATTTAGAATGGTTAACTAAACAATTAGATTATCCAGTCTATATCGTATCAAAAGGTAATTTAAGAGAAGATACATTAAAAAGTATTTTTACAACTGTACCTTTTTATTTAAAAAATAGTGGTGTTGGTAGAAGGCAATGCACTAATGAATATAAAATTCAACCGATACGAAAAAAAATAAGAGATTTATTAGGTGTAGAAAAAGGTAAAAGAGTGCCTAAAGATGTTTTTGTAGAAACATGGATAGGAATTTCACTTGATGAAATGGTTAGAGCAAAGATAAACAGGGACAAATGGCAAGTTAATAGATTTCCTTTATTAGAATTAGAATTAAAAAGACACGAATTAATCAATTGGTTTGATGAAAGATACCCAGAACGCACTTTAACTAAATCTTCTTGTACTTTTTGTCCTTTTCATAATGACGGAGCGTGGCGAGATATGAAATATAATGATAAAGAAAGCTGGAATGACGCTATTGATTTTGATAAAAAATTAAGAGAAAGAAATAATAATGAATATTTACATAGATTATGCCTACCATTAGATGAAATTGATTTTGACAATGCAGAAGATAAAGGTCAATTATCTTTCTTAGGTGAATGTGAAGGTATGTGTGGAGTATAAATGACAGATAAAAATATAGATTTACCATTTTTTAACGTACCAATAGACGCATTAAAATCATTGCGTGCTGACATTGGACAACGTAATTATGAAAAAATATTACCGATCTATATTCATTTTTGGGGTCTTGGCGGCAATCCAATTCCACTAGAATATGTTATTAAAAACTTTAAAATATCGGAAGAAAAAATCCGTCAAATTGAACAAATAAATCCAAATTTTTTACAAATTATTACAAAAAATGAACAAAATTGCATCAAAAAATATGTAAATTCTGAACACATTTTGAACTATATGAGTAAATTATGGGCTAAATATGAAAGTAGATTGAAATGGAACGAAAAGAAAAAAGACAAGAGAAAACAACAATTTACGGAAATTTATGGAAAAAAATTTGAATAGTTATTTAATAATCATTCTTAACTATGGCGTTTTCCAATTAAACTAAACTAAATTAAATTAAATATAATAAAAGGGAATATGAATAAAATGGAATTTAACATAATGACTGAAGATAAATTTGAAAAAATAAAAAACTTACATTTCACTGCAAAGCAATTACAACTTTGTAAAGAAACGGAAGTTGATATAGAACAAGAACGTAAAGCATTTATACAATGGCATCTGGATAGAAATAAAACCAGAAAATCACCTTCAATGGCATTTACTAGATGGTTACATAAAAATAATAAAATAGAAACCTATCTTGCCGAGAAAAAAGTTTTAGAAAAAGACGTTTTAAAAGAAGGATTAGAACAAACAAAAAAAATAATTGAAGAATTACCACCTATTCTGACTCAGGATATACAGCAGAAGATACTATATAAGCATTTTTTACAAAAAGTGATTAATTCATATGGACGTAATACTTGGAATATAAAAGAAAAAGATACTTATATTGAATTAGCCCTAGATTGTATAATGGATAACTTACCTTTTGATTTACAGCGACCAACTGAAGATGATTTAATTGACTATTGCAAAGGGTATTTTAAATTCTTTTTTAGAAACTATGAAAGTCAATATATGCCAAATGGTGTTTTTTCCTTTAAATCAATCCAATCAGCTTATAACCATACATTAAAAAACAATCCAAATTGTTTAAAAAGTTTAACTTTCTCTGGTGTTAATAGTCATATTACAATTACCGATAAAGAGATTGATTTATTAGAAAAATATTTACCATCTGAAGCTGAACAAACTGAAGTAATTCATACTTTGTTTTTTATTGCACAAAATCCAAATAAAAAAATATTTGGGTTTGGTAGAAAAGATTATATATTTGACCAGATAAAAAACATAACTGGTTTAAAATTTGAGAGTAATTAATGAATGATGTAATCCCTACAAAAGAAACATTACAAAAAGGTAATTATCAACATCAAGAAACAGCAAAAGCAGGTGTTTTTGTTTTAAGAAATGTTTATTCTGATTTATTGGAACGTTACTTTTATAGAAAAAATATAACAAGTGAACAATATTCTGCTGGCAAACATTATGTCCATAATTATGTTTTAGGACATTCTCATCCTAGTATTATTTCTAGCTATAAAGAAAGATCTACTTCTAATAACAATGTAATTGTATCTGACGTTATCTTAACCAATAAACAAAAATACAATGAAGCCAGAAAACAAATATCAAAAAATCTTTTAACTTTTTTTGAATACGCTGTATTAGACGATATGCCACTACAGGCTGCTAATAAAAAAACATTACGACTGACTAATAAAAAAGCACCCTTTAAGAAGTTTAAAGAGTGCCTTTCTATTTTAGCTTATCATTATGGCTATGTTAGGTAAATTCTGACTCACTATATCCAAAGCCTATAAAATATGCCTGTATAAGCTTTAAATTCGTTTTAAAAGGGTATCTATATAATATATACAAGTATAAATAGACTTGTTATTAGAAATACCAATTCTGCGATCTGTAATTTTGTCATTATGCTATATCTCCATTTTCATAAAATTCGTATTCATTACACTCAACTAATTGTAAGAAATTTTCTTTTGAAAAATAGTTTTGATTATCTTCAAACCATAAATCAAGC